TCTTTCTTTTATCGCTTTCATAATCTTACTGTATTGTGCAACAGTTGGGGCGGTACCGGATTTAGAAAAAGACTGAATAAAAAATTTATTCATACGAGAAGAATTGGTTATAGTTGGGTATTTATTCTTGAGTAGTTTCACTCTTTCCGCATTAAGTGTGAAATGTATTCCAGCTCGTTGATTTCTAGCTCCCGTTTTAACCATGATATTGGGATTTTCACTTAAAAATGGTGCATTCTCACCAGTTACAAGAGAACTGGTTTGAGACTTGTAATCTGATACTATCAACTGAGATGGATGAGAACTACCATCTGATGTGTGGATGGTGTGATCTGCCATCAACCCACCATATACTAATGGTGCACCAAGTGAAATACCACCATTTTCATTTCGTTTACCTAATAAAAATATAGGTTTTGTTTCACAAATAGTTTTATTTTGTGACATATATATTTATATAACATTTTATTTCAAATTTCTTGATAAAGCTGCAATTCTACTATTACTTTGGTATTTAAAACCATTCGCCATAATATTTTTATAATATTTCAAAGTTTGTTCAATGTTTGTAGGACTAGAAAAATTATTTTTATTTTCATAATTACGTGTTTTATTCCATAAATTCTCAAACATTCTTTCTCTATCACCTGATAATTTACCATTCATTTTAGATAATAAAGTCTCTAGAGATATAATATATCTAGCTAAGACTGCATCAGAAATATTAGTCTGACCTACCAAATATGCAAGGGTTGTATATGTGTTTAAATAACACGACTGTAAATAATTTTTCGTCATATTTTTAAACAAATTTGAATTAACCACCCTGTTTACTGTGGTTAGAGGTTTATTAACCCGATTAGCGATATACCTTTGACCATTAGAAGAATTTCTGTTTACAAATTTAGCACCCGATGGTGTTTTTACCATAACCTTATTACTAGGGGTTCCATTCTGACGATTAATGGTAGTTGTAGAACTACCTCCATTCGTTCGCTGCCTTTGTTGACTTGACATATCTACTATCACCTGAGAAAAAGTTCATAGACCCACTGCCCATCGACGATCTCCTCTTCGATGAGTTTGTCCTTCAATTGTTCAAGTTCCTCCCTGTGATCCAATATCATGGAGACTGTATCATCGTAACACTTCTCCACAAGGTCATTAATTTCCATGTCCACCAGGTATGTAGCCTCGGGTGACATTTGGGTGTAGTCAAATTTATGTGTACCAAAACCATACGTCGTTAACATCTCACGGGCAATCTGGTATACCATCGCGTAATCTGATGACGCCCCCGTGGTAACCTTCTCCCTACCGTATACAACCTCCTCCGCAGCACGACCACCCAAGGCAACCCGAATTTGTGAGAGGAGGTACTCCCTAGTGTACATCGCAGACTCCGCATTCTCCTCTGAAGGTTGGAAGAAAGTCACACCACCAGCCGCTCCACGGGGCATTATAGACACCTTACGCACAGTATCATAATCGGGTGCTAGGACACCAACTATGGCATGTCCAGCCTCGTGGTAGGCTACCAACTCCTTTTTTCGCATCGAGAACTTTACGTCCCCCTTGGCTCCCACCACAATTCTCTGGTAAACATCCTCGATGATTTCATTATTGATAGTTCCACCCGCATCTTTGACAGCCTTAATGGCACACTCGTTTAGGAGGTTTGCCAGGTCTGCCCCCGAGAAACCGGTAGTTTGCTTGGCGATCTTAGATAACTCTACATCTTCAGACAAGGTCTTGTCCCTCGCATGGACACCCAATATCTTCTCACGACCTCTCACACTTGGGAGGGAGACCTGGATCTTACGATCGAAACGCCCAGGGCGGAGAAGGGCTTCATCCAATATATCAATCCTATTTGTAGCGGCAATCACAACGATACCAGTCTCGTTATCGAAGCCATCCATCTCTGTAAGGAGTTGGTTTATGGTTTGCTCTCTCTCATCATTTCCAGGTGTGGCCGTACCACCGCGTTGCTTCCCAACCGCGTCAATCTCATCGATAAATATGATGCACGGTTGATTCTCCCTCGCCTGTTCGAAGAGTTCGCGGACACGCTTAGCTCCAACACCAACAAACATCTCTATGAATGTGGCGGCGGAGCACTGGATGAAGGGGACGTTTGATTCACCCGCGATGGCACGAGCCAGTAGGGTCTTCCCCGTCCCTGGAGCACCCGCGAGAAGAGCACCCCGGGGAATTCGAGCACCACTTCCGTAGTACTTTTCGGGTTGCTTGAGGAAGTCTACAATCTCCTCAAGCTCCTCCTTGGCTAAGTCAATTCCCTCGACGTCCTCAAAGCGGGTAGTGACCTCATCTTCCATATTGAAATCCGTAGACCCGAGGAAGGGGTTGGGCATTCCACCACCCCCCGAAAAGAATGTTCGAGCCAAAGTAAAAATGTAGGCGATAAAGAAAAATATAAGAATGCTATCAATCACCGATACAGGTTGTGAGACGTCCACGATCACATCACTGTCACTTTCCATGAGAACTTCCCAAAGTTTTTCATTCTGAACAATCTGGACATCCCCATAATCACCATTCTCCTCATAAAATTGAGCTATATTCTTGTTAGGTTTTACAATAACTACGGGGAGTTCCTTGTCCTTTACACTCTGTATAAACTGACTGTATGTCTTGGGTTGATATTCAGGTTTACGTTGGGTGGAAACTTTAACAGATGGGGCTGTAAGACTGAACATCTTGCTATATACACATTTTTTTAGAATAGCCAATAACAGCACACGTTATTCTTTTACCCGCATGCCCTGTTGTTAAACTATCAGAATGTCCACCCACACCCAAATCGTCCGGGTCTTGGTGTATCACGAGGGACCTTCCAATCACATTTGCTTTAGTCCCCCTCAACTTTACCAGACTATCGACCAGTCTGAATTTAGCCACACCCTTAGAGTCAAAATGAATGTTTCCAAGGTCACCAACATGCCTCTCTTTAGAATTTGGACCACCGTGTTTTTTACCATACGGGTTGAAATGTCCACATGCACCTAAACACCCATCTGTGAGGTCACCAGCTTCATGGATATGAATACCATGTGCACTGTTTTGATATTTATTTGATTTCAATGTTCCTTTGATTAAAACTTTTCCACCTTTCTCTTCAAATTCAATTACACCTTTTACATTGGGGTGATTGAAAAATGTTGTCGCAGTGATCATTATTATCATTTACTGGGAAAACAAATTGCGCATCTTATCAAACGTTTTTGATGTTTACATATTTGTGAATTGATACATACAGAACACATACTACGAATCAAACCATGTATACACAACCGACCGCCGTTACAAATAGGACACCGGATTAAGACCTTTTGATGTGGACAGGTGTTCATTAACTTAAAGCAATAAAATTAAAATTATATAATGAATTTTAATGTTATCGAAATAACTAATTGTGTGTATAATGTTTTTGTAATAAAGAATGACGAATATATTACGAAAACTATTTCACGTGGTTTTGAATGGGATGGGTGGATGCGAGAAGATGTACGTTTGTTCCATAAAAATGATACAGATATTATAGATATAGGCGCAAATATAGGGTATAATACACTTTTATTTTCAGATTATGGATCAGTATATTCTTTTGAACCGGTGTATCATCACATCGTGAGTCTCAACGTTAATAATAATGTATTGAGAAACAAGGTTGAAGTTTTTCCATATGCTCTCTCAAATGAAAAAAAGACGAGTGAAATTTTCATTCCCAATCGAGGATGTCAATCAAATACACACATCAATTATGGAGGAACGAGCTTTACATTACCCGAGGATTGGAGAGGGGGTTCGTTAGAAGTTACTTGTGAAAAACTAGATGATGTATACTCCGGTGTCACGTCTTTTATTAAAATTGATGTGGAGGGTCATGAATTACAAGTTCTAGAAGGTGCTAAAGAAACTATTAAAAAACATATGCCCACAATTCTCATTGAACTTCACGATTTTAAGGATTCCATGGAGGAACACATATTTTTAAAAGATTTGGGATATGAAGATCCAATAGAGAGACCCGAGGCTATGTTCTTGTATCGAGCGAAGGAAAACTTTTCAACCATGTAGTACGTTTGGTACGCTTCCACAACACTTGGACACCTGTACT